TGAGGTAATGCTTGCGCTGGAATTGTAATTAAGCACCACAATAGCAAAAGCGGTATTGGACATTAACTTACTAGAATCCCATTGGTAAGTTAAACCACTTGCTTGCATAACTGTAATAGCAGATTGATCTGAATTAACTGGGTTATTAGAACCATTGTTATAAAGATAAATGCTTAAATGCCCATCAACTTTAGTGTCCACAAGCCCTGTAGACATATCTTGTAAACCAGTAACGGCAACGCTACCATCTACTCCGCTATCTACAATATATATTTCATTTCCTACAGCAACAAAAGTTGGATTTAGATTTACTCCAAAAGTAATAGTCTTTGTGCTTGTATTAATTGCGCTAACTATATAACTTAAAGGAAATCCAGAGTTTGAAAAAGTTAAAACTGTTCCAGTAACAATAGATGAAGTTAATGTTCCTGTGTAGGTAATGACTTGACCTGTAATATTGGTTACTGAGATTCCTGTGTCTGTATAACTTAATCCAGCAAATAAGCATTTCTTTCCACCAAAATAAATATCTCCAAATTGGATTGGATCGGAACCATCTCCAGTTACTTCACAAAGAGAAAGAACATAGTAAAGATTTTGATTGTCAGAAGTGATACTTAAATCGGTAATTGTTCCTCCAATATAAGCAGTTCCATAAAGGATTGGAAGTTTATTGCTATTTGCTGGTGATATTTGTAGATTTGTACCAGTATTTAAAGGTGTTGAAGCACCAGTAGAAGGAGCAGATGGTCCAAGCATTTTGGATATAACGGCAGATGCCACCATAGTTAATGCTAAAACAGTCATGTCGGCAACAACCACAGCAACGGCATAATCCATTGCTAACTCCATTACTAAATAAGCGGCTATGACTGCTGGCATTTATTGTATCCAATTCTCATCTTTTTTCCGAAACCCAAATTTTTCATACTTCAATTCAGGGCTTGTATCCATCTTGCTTACACCAAAAAACTTAATTCTTCCTAATTGCTTTAATTGCTTGCCATACTCTATATAAGAAAAGAAAAGTCTATAACCAGTAGTGCTACCTCTAAACTCAGGCTTTACATACCAAGCTAATTCTTGCATAGTAAAAATCTTATCATCCCAAACTGTAGGATGGATTATTGCCATTAATAAACCTTTATTTTCTTCTATAAAAATAACACCCATGCCAGCAAAGATAGTATCCAATAATTTATTCCAATAGGCTTCATTATTAGAATCAATATACTCTGGCAAGTCTGCTTCTTCACGAAATAATTTCATCATTTCTATTATTTCTGTCTTATCGTATTTATTAGCTTGTCTTATCATTGTTTTCCAAAAGCGTAGTAAACAGTTGAAATAGTATTAACTCTATTCATTGAAGTATCGCCATCATTATAAAACTGCCAACTTGCATCATTGGTAAATCTTCCGGCAACTCTATTTTGTAAAATCATTTGAATATTAGCCGCACTTACTGTAATAGTGCCAACATACATTCTTTGTTCTTCCATCCATTGTTCGCTGATTTGAAAGGTATTAACAAACCCATAAAAATATTGATAGAGACCTCCATTACCACCAGTAGTAATCAATGTGCCATCTGGATTAAAAAATCCTTTCCACATGGTAATTTGTGAACCTTTAATTTCTTGACTTAATACCCAACCAAGCATTGATGTATCAATTCCAACTACGGTAAAGGTTGTTTGATTAGCGGTAGATTTAATATCTCTTTGCACTGCACCAATTCCTACAAGCTGACCAAGACCATTAAAAGGCTGACTATCAACTGCTGGAATAGTTAAAGCGGATTGAGTGGTAGCAAATCTATAGGTTTGGGTGGGAGTTACAACACGAATAAAATCCGCATAGCGAATGTTATTTGTTCCCTCAATAGGTGCGATAGCGGTACTCATAAAACTGCCTCAAAGGCTTTAAAGGTGCCTGTCCATTTAATAAATGAATCATTGGTAATTGGCATTAAAGTGTAATTAGGATAAAGTTGCAAAATAACTGGGAACGTAACGCCAGTATAAGTATTGCCGCCCATAGCAACTGTTGTGCCATACTGCCCAATAACTGCGGCAATTCCAGAGGTTAATGGACCATCAATCAAATTTCTGTGAACTGGAATAGTAATTGTTCCGCTTGATCCGCATAAAACATCTTGCGTTGCAATATAAGTATATTGACCAGCTTGAATAAAATCTCCAGCACGAACCGCAAAATAAGTCGGATTGGCAGTAGGCACACCAGTAAGGATTAAATTCTGAGCCGCAGAACTTGTGCTAAATGTACAAGCTGAAATCTGTGTTGGGGTTAGTTGACCTCTATAGGAAATATAATTCACCCAGCCAGTAGAGCCAAAATTTAAATACTGTGTTAAAGATTTATCGTAATAACGAAGATTTGCAAGTAAATCTCTATTTTGAGAATAAAGCAAATAATCATTTGGCTTAAATTCAAATTGGAAAGGAACTACAGTCAAAATCTCACTTGTAGCAATCCGTTGATTCCGTGAAACAACCTGACCTACAAACCGTTGGTCATTAACAGTTACTTGTTCGCTTATTGATAAAATTGTAGTTAAATTAGGCATACATTATCTGCTTGTAGGCAGTCCTCTTTGAGCAGATTGATTCGCTGACCATACTGCGGTTTTATTTCTAGCTAAGAACTGAACAGCTGACTGAGTATCAATAGCGGACATACTAGCAATATATGGACCATTGTATGTGGGACCACTACTTCCACCGCTACCCAAAACTGAAGAAAGTTGATTATTTGGGATGATTGTTCCTGAACGATTTGGCACGAATAACTCAGGACCCTGTTCACCAACTATTGAAGGCACTCCTACTGGAGGTGATCCGCCATCAGCAAAACCCAACAAACCACCAAATGCTGTTCCTCCAAAAGCGGCGGTCATAGTTTTAGCAACCATTGCTTTTAAAATAATCTTTTCAATGTCTTGAATGACGCTTTGAGCAAAACTAGAAAAATTTAATTTTCCAGTAGTCACAAATGTATCTAATGCAGAATTCATAGAACCAATAACTGAATTAAATAAATCACCAGTTATCTTGGCATTATTACCAGCATCTTCTTTATATTGAGCCCATGCTTTATTCCAGCCAAAACTAAATGTTCTTTGAAAATCTATTGTTGCTTGAACTTCTGCTTTTGTAGAGTCAATATAAGTTTGCTTTAAATCTAAAATAGCTTGCTTTTGTTTTTGATATTCTGCAATTAAAGCTCCACTACCCTGAGTTCCTTTGGCGGCGGCAATTTGCTTATCAATAGCATCAACTGCTTTTTTATTATCATCAATAACTTTATTAACTGCAACTTGAACGGATGCTTGATCTTTTGTTAGGTTTAACAAATCTCTTGCTTGAACTGCTTGTTGAAGCATTAGATCGGAATGTTTTTTGTATTCAGCAGTTAAATTTTGTGCCGATCCCAATTTTGCAGCATTAGCATTAATAACTTCCCTTTGTACGGCTGGGTCATCTTGTGGTTTTGAGCTTCCGCTTTTAGGATTTAATAAATCTTCTGAAAACTTAGCATCTGCATCAACCATTGCTTTTGATTTAGCATTGTATTCATCAAAAAGTTTATTAATTTTTGCAGTGCTTCCTGTAAAAAGAGCATCCCAACTCTCTTTAATTGTTTGACCAGCAAGTTTAAAAGTATCTACCAAAATAACAACTGTTGTGGTTGTATAACGGAACATTACACCAAGCACATTAATTACATCTGTAATCATGCCTACCACTCCACCGCCCTCCTTAGTAGTATCGCCCAATGCTTTCCTTACGGCATCAAGAGACGGAATAAAAGCGGCAGTAAAAGCTAAGGTAACTTGACGGCTACTGGCTTCCATTTGAAGATGTAGAGCATGAGCTTGATTGACGGATTCAGCATATTGATCCATCTTCCCTTTGGTTTCTTCCAATGTTTGTGCTAAACCAACAATATCGACACCACGAATTGATCTACCTAAAACTTGGAAAGCCAAACCATTTCTAGTGACCGAATCGTTGATTTTTGCTAAACCAGCAATTGTCTTTTCAAATAAATCCTGAGAGGATAAATGACGAATATCATTAAGAGAAACTCCTAATCTAGCAAAAGATTCTTGGGCTTTTGCACTACCTAAAGCCGCAGTTTCTACTTTTTGATTAAAACCAGAATAAATCTGTGAAGTCATTTCTGCCGACCCACCATTTTCTTCTAAGGCTTTAGAAAGCTCTAATACTGAAGCGGTAGTTACATCATTTGCTTTAGCTGTTTTAACTATAGAATCTGCAAACTCCATGGCCTTTAAAGTCATCTCGCCAAAAGCGGCTAATGATCCAAGCTCAATTAGTTTATCTTTAAATTCTTCAACTTTTTTATTGACAGCTTGGAGCCCAGCAGAGAACTCTGCGGTATCTAGACCCATTACAACACCTAGTCTTGCTACATTAGCCATTCTGTTTCTCCGTTAATGCTTTAGGTGCATTAGGACTCATTAAGATATAAGTAAGCAATTGCTGACTTGCTATTTCCTTTTTCTCTTGATCCGATTTTGGCGGATACATATAATCATAAGAATTGGGAATAATGTCTTGTAATGTGTAGGCTTTACCTTTAGTGCTACGCATATAATTATAGACTCCAGCAGTTAAATTGCCTAGAGTTTCTAAAATTCCAGAATTACCAATCATCCCATCGTTATATAAGACACATATATCGTGGAATGTTTCTTGATCTATTAAGTTTGGGTCAGTTCCATGAGCCGTTAGATAAGCCCTAACTTGTCTAGGGACTGACCTTACTACTTTCCCTTTGTAGCTTTATAAGCTGGGGAAATTACTTCATTAATACACTCTATAACTTGTAATTGGATGGAAAATGGGAATAATTCTTCAATCATGTCATAAGTAATAGAATTCATATCAAATTCTTCTTCAGGGACAATAAATTTGAATAATTCAACAATACGATTTTCTGTAATAATTTTATTTTTAGCGGTTTCTTTTAAAGAAGTGCCTTTTATGATTACATCAATATCAGTAAATTCAACATCACCCTCTTTTAAGAATTCTTCTTTATTATCCAAAAATGGCTTAGAAAGCTCTAAATAATACTTCTCTTGTTTAGCTTCATCTAATACTTTTACTCTTTCTTGCATCGCATCAAAATCAGATGTAAGTGGAATTTTTACTTTAAAAGTATGACCACCCAATTCAAAAGAACGAATGCGGATAGTATCTTTATTAAATGACTTACCTAATGCGGTTGCAAAATTACTCATTTTATATCCTTATTTTGTCATGTGTTTTGATCTATATTGCTCTAATCTTTTACCCAATTTTTCACCTAAACTACTTGCGGCATTTGCTCCTTGACTTTCTAAAGCTGGTCTAAGAAAAGGATGTGCCGCCATTTTATAACTTCCATGCTCTTGCACATTAGCTCTAGCATCAGAAGGAATACCAACTTGTTTAATTTTTGACTTTTTATTATGTAAATTATAAAATGATCTTCTAGCTAAAACATTTCCGGGAGCCGTTGTTACAGTTCCAATAATAGTATCAGTATCTAAAACATATCTAGAATTTTTATCTCGTCTATTAGGAGATCGTGCCTCTATCCGCAAAGATGCTCTTAATGCTCCAGTATCTACTGCTACTAAAGATTTAGCGGTTAATAAAACAGGAGTCATTGCATCTTTTACTGCTGTTTTTAATATATTTTTTGCATCTTTAACACCAAAATCATCACGAATTTGTAGCAGTAAATCTTCAAATTCTTGAAAACCTTTTACTTTAAATAATACAGATTCGCTAGGCATTATCTACCTTAATCATCTTATGATAGATAGAGTTATTTAATCTAATAACATACTCAACAACTTCTTCTGGAGTCATAGTATCTGCGTGATTTTTTGCAATTTCGTAAACAGTATGAATACCAGTAATTTTTTGCTGTGAAAACCCAAACCAATTCTTAACCCCAGAAGTGGATTGACTAATTAAATAGCTTAATAGATCAGTATTGTTCTCTATTTTCATCTTCTATTGTTTCTTCTATTTTAGGTTTTTTATTTTTTTTAATATAGATTTCAATAACTGCTTTAGGTTTAAATGGATCATGTCCATCTGCAAGACAAAGTTTAATAGCGTGATCTATATTATCCGCATCATAAACTTTGCCGTTTGCAAATTGAACTTTCATTATTAAGTATTATTAGACCAGCCGTATTGATTTCCTCTAGGGTGAATAGAGAATGTGCAAGTAGCTTCTTTTCCGGGTGCGGCATCAATACTAAATTCTGATACACGACCAGTGAAAGCATAAGCTACTGTATCTGCACCGCTAACTGCGGCAACAACATAAGTGCGATCAATAATGCCACTATAAGCATCGCCACGCATAAGTAATAAACCAGCATCGCTAGGATTCCACGGAGCAACAATAGTCATTGAAGTTGGTTTACTTTGTGTAGGAATTTGATCTGATTGACGGCTACCAGCAACCATAAAAGAAGCAGAAGCATCATCTTGACCAAACTTAGGGATTGTCTCTACATTTAACTGTTCACCAGAAGTTCCAGTACCATTAGCTACTGTGCCAACAATATCAGCAACTTCAGCAGTCCATGTGGAAAGCTGAGTTAAAGTTAAAGCAGTTGGAGTTGTTCCAGTTTGACACCATAACGATGCCGAAAATCCTGGGAGGACTTGATTTGGGAGAGCCATTTTTAATTCCTTTTAAAAGAGTTTAATAAATTCTATCTTATTAGCACGGAATATCAAGAGTGCAGTCCATAATAATATGATGCAATCCTATCGTATTATCGTATGTATTGTAAAGCCAATCTACATCTGCCTTAGATATTTGAAAGCCTGAAACACCACCAAACAATCCACTATATCCATGCAAGGATTGTAGTATAGAGTTCGATATATTAAAAGCGTCATCCATTTGTTGTGCAAAAACGCTTATTTGAAAAATAGGTCTATCTATACCTTTAACTGATTGATTAGAACCAGTATATACAGGTTGATGAACATTCCTTAATTGCCAAGTAATCCATTTAGGTTCATTTGCAAAATTGCGATTAAAGTTTGCATAAACAGGAATAGGGCTAACAATGCTTGTAAGCTGATATTGAATAGCTTGTGCATATACCGAAGGATTTTGCTGAGTTGTCATACAGGTACCACAGGATCGTTTCTATAGCACATAAATATCACATTCATACGATCATTTGTTTCTAAACAATCAGTAATTCTCCAATCAAAACCTCTCCAAGTAATACTATAAAGATTTTGGTTATCTACTATTTCTCTAGTATTAGGAGTGTAATTAACTGTGAAATTGGTTAAATCCGTATAAACTCTTTCATCTTTAGTGATTTGAGTATTATTATGAACATCCTTTACACGACCTCTAGTAGAAAACCATTTTGTAATAGTCGTTGTATATTGACCAAAAGTATCAGTACCAAAGGTTAATCGATTTATTGTAAAGTTCTCATACCGTGCGATTGTCATTACATCACCAAAGGCTTATAAGCTCTAAGAAGCTGATCTATCCCAAAAGGAATATTATTTAACGCACCTTGAAAACTATTACTACGATTATTATATAAGTGGGTTAAAAGCAATAAAGCCGCCTGTTTAATAACAGGATATTGAGCTATAGGACTTGCATTAGTTGTATAAGTAACAATTACAGGGTTAGTTATCCATTCGCTAATATCATTAGGAATACTACTTACTAATATTTTATTACCAGTAGGATCATAAAAATAAAGACTTTCATCTAATACTGTAAGAACTGGTGGATTACCGCCAGTATAGTAAGACACGGAATTAATAACAACTCCAGCAGTATTTTGATTAGCTTGGCTAACTTCTGGCAAATCAAAGGCAGATTGAGTGCCTGTCATGCCATTTGTAGCTCCGTAGTAAACCTTCCAAGTGATAGGGAATATCGACATACCAAGATAGTCCTCTATAGCAAACCTAGTGGCTAATTCAAGGCTTTGAAGATAAGTATCTTGGCTTTCATCTTGAAATAAATTTAGCTGTTGGGTAATCTCATCAAGAGTGAGCCATTCAGTCTGTAAATCACGGCTGACTTGCTCAATTTTTTCGTAGCTAAACGGATTCCTAGTAGTCCCAAGATAAGGACCATTAGTTAAACTGTCTAATGGCATATTAGCCTACCAATCTAACGCCAGCAAAAACATCACGAATAGTGGAAACAACACGCTTTTCACAGAAAAGAGTAATGAATCCAGGCTGTGCTTGCTCAAGAGCCTGAATGCTCATCATTTCATTATCAGCAATAGTCACAAATTGACTCCAAGCCGCTAAATAAATAGGATGATTGCCAGAGCCTGCTACATCCATATACGGATTGACGATAACTGGGAAACCAAAGATGCTGGTTACAGAACCTCCCATTGGGTTACCAACCTCTAGGAATACTGGCAAACCAGTAGAACCACCAGTCAATTCACGGATTTGTTTAATAGTGGATGGGTGCATCATCCAAGCAGTTGATGGATCAACCCAATATTGAGGAGGAAGCGCAGAAGCCAAATTACCAATATCGTTATAAGAAATAGCTGTAGGAGATGCCTGCGTTACTTCAAGAACTGTATGACGACCATTAGTGATTGCAGAACCATTTGTGCCAAATGAAGCGGCAGAAGTAGAACCAGAATAACTATTTAAACCACGCAAACCTTGTGTTGCGCCATAGTTATAAGTCGTTGAACCTGATTGGTCATTATTCAACATCATGGAAAGTGACTCTTGTTGAGCAAATTCCAAAGCAATATCTCCAACAATCGCTGGATCAATATTGTTAATATCGCTCATTACCGCAGTACGGATTGGCACTACGGCATTAACAGAACGAACTGGCAACTGCCAATAAGTGGTAGCGATACCAGTAGCGGCATTCGCATTATTGCTATTGATTGGATAACCCCAAGGATTAAATGTTCCGCCTTGTTGTAGGTTAGTAATATTTCCAGTTTTTACTACAAATGCCTCATCAGAGCCAATAGTTTCAATTACTCTAGCGCCAGCATTACGAATAGGGTTGTTTTGACGAAGCGAAGCAAACGCATCATCATAAATTGTTTGACCACCAACTCCAGAACCAGAGCCAGTAAGTTGTGATGCTTCTTTAAGGTTTACTGTAGCCTCACCTTTTTTAAGGGCTTTTTGGACTGCTTCAAGAATTAGATTAGCCATTTTATTTCCAAGTAAAAAAATTAAAAGAGGGGGAAGTTTCCCTCCCCCATCTCTTTAGGTTGCAGTACCAGTAGAACGATAACGGATTGCAGAAAATGGATCAACCACAGAAGTTGCCAAACGCTTCTCTCCGAAGAAAGTTATAAATCCTGGCAATGTTTGGTCATAACGACGTAATACCATATTCAAGCGATCCACGATTGTGTGGAAGCGTGACCATTGACCGAAGAACATTGGGTACAAGCTAGTTGTTCCAGCGTCACCAGTAGTTGATTGATAAGGAGTATCAAGATACTTATTAACAACAACATCAAAACCAGCAATTTGACCAACAATACCATCAGTAATCAATGGTGTCATACGATCAAAAATTGGAGTGCCGTTTGTATCTTTTAAGCCACGAATCTGTGCAAGCATGAATGGATTAACGATAATTTTAGCATCTGGAGTCCAGTATTCTTGTGGAAGGCTATGCAAGAATGTGATTACATCATCAAAAGTGATGTTGTTACCATTAACTGTATTTGTGTTTGAAGTTAATTGGTCATAAGTACCAATCGAAGCCAATCCATCTGTAGATGCTGTTCCTGAAGTACCGAAAGCGGCAGTAGAAGTAGAGCCACCAGTGTAAACAGAGTTAGCACCAGCATATTGATTCAAACCACGAATACCATTAGAACCGCCAGTAGGATTACCAGTTGGAGATACTTGATCATTGTTTTGAATCATAGCAATACCTTCTTGCTGACTAAATTCAAGCAACATATCATCTACAACATTGGACTCTAAGCCATCGATATCGTCAAGTGCGGCAGTACGGATTGGGAACTGTACGTTAATATCTTGAAGAACTACTTGCCAAATATTGGTGTTTTCAGTTGTTGGAGCACCGTTGTTTTGGATTGCATAACCCCATTGAGCACCAGCATTGCCAGTTTTTGCACGGAACTGATAAACAGAACCATCAGTAGTTACATTGCGTGAAACTCCACGAAGTGGATTCATCAAACGCATTTTGTGGAATACAGGATCGTAGGCAGTACGACCACCGACATTGTAACCGCCACCATAACCAGCTGGATTACCGATTTGTGAGCCATCTTCTTTTAAGTAGGCTTGATATTGTGATTCATCTTCAAACATGACGAATTCTTTTTCAAGACGACCTTTTTTAACCATCTTCTTCAACTGCTCAGTAACTAGACGATTAACATCTTGCTTTACTGATTTAGCTGGAGATCGCATGATTTCAGGAGCTTGCACTTGTGAAATTTTGGTTTCTAAAGCAATAACCTTTTCAGAAAATTCTGCTTTAGCCGCTTCAATGGCGGCAACGGCTTCTTCTTTTACTGCTTGGATTTTAGCTTCGTTAGATACTTCAATAGCATCTAGCTTTTCCGTGATTTGCTCAATCATAATAATTCCTTTATTTGATGCGTTTAGATAATGCTTTCTTAATCTCTCTTAGCTCTAGAGCTTTAAGGATTTCGTCAGCTTCATTTACCACCGCTTCCAATTCACTTGGTTGTGGGGTTTCTTTAATAATCTTCTTGGTAGCATCACGCAACTCTAGAATTTTTTTAAAGACGGAAGATGCGGTGGTCGCACCCTTCTTGGAAAGTCCTGCCTCACGCAAGGCTTCCTCAACTAATCTAGGGTTAAGATGCCCTTCAGCATCAAAACACTCTAATTTATGGATTTCAGCATTTGGATTATTTGGATACATAACAACTGAAACTTCACGCAAACCACCTTTAGTGATTTGGAAAAAAGATTCTTCATCATCATCATCTGTGGGGTCTCCGTATTGATCAACAAATTGGGCTTCATCTGCATAAGCACCAACAGAAACTCCACCAAAAAGATTTGGAGAGTTTTTTAATACTTCATATAAATCTGAACCAGTCGTGGTATTCATAAAGAGTTCGCCTTTAGCAAGCATTCCTTCTTTATCAAAATTAAATTCTGTCCATTGACCAACAGGCATACCCATATCATTATGATTTAAAAACATAGGTAAAGGTTTACCGCTTTTAGCAAACTCATTAGCCCAATCTGAAAAACCTTCAGGCTGATAATTAAACTTTCTACCATCGGCACCTTCTCTGGCACCCCAAGTAGTTACTCTAGCTTCAAGTTGACCGCTTGGATCTTCCTGAGAGAATTTGCTGAGTTTTAGTTTTGCTTCGCAGATTAGATTTAGGTTTTGATTCATTTATAGCCCCATTGTTGATAGCCTGATTATTATCTTGTATTTTTGGGGACGGCACAGGTTTTTTTGGTAGTTTAACATTACTTTTATGAATCTGATAACCAAAAAGACCAATTATTTTATTAACTGTTTTCATGTTTTACCTATATTCATTTTATTTGTTTGATTCCCACCACCGCCACCAGTATCTTGCGGTGAACTTCCCGGCAATGCTTGAACTTTAGCATTTTTTGTTCCGATTGCAACATTATCAGAAGAAATTGCTTTTGCATTAACCGCTAATAACTCATCAGCACCATCCAATTTAGGCATATTCATATATTGTCTAGCTTC